CCTTTTAAATTAGGATTAAACATGTATCTTTCAGTTAATTTTGGTCTTCTATCAAATAATTTCATTGGTTTACCATCAGACTCATCAAATAGTCTGTTAATTTCAATTAAGTTATCAAGATCATCACTAGAGAGATCTCCCCCAAGAACTTTCTTAAAGTTTTCAAAATTTTTATCATTAATCCTTGCGGGTTCTATGTTCATGCCCATCAGTTTTTTAAGATCAATATTCTCATCAAAAGGAGTTTGTCCAGATCTTGGCGGTGTTGGTCTAAATCCTTTTGTAATTTTTTTATTTAAATCTCCACCCACATCATCAGAACCATAGACACCGATATCTATCATACCTGATTTTGGATCAAATCCTTTTTTAGTTAAATCAGGATTTAGTGGTGGTAGTCCTTTTTTCAGACGATCAGCATTTATTCTGTCTACAGGGTTATTGAATATTTGTGGTCTTTCTGGTGGAGTTATCTTACCACTACCTGCACCTGCACCTGCACCAACAGGTTGTTTAACTGTAATATTTGTAGTGCTCAAAGTTTTTTTCTTTACTCTATTTTTATTTCTCTCTTGGTTTACAACACTTTCCTTTACGCTCTCCTTTGTTTTTACATTTGATTTATTTGATTTTACAATTGCACCTTTTTCTTTTTCTGTCAAAATTTTAGGAAATAATTTACTTGCTTATGTGAGTGTAGTACCAGCAGTGGCATCCTTCTTTTTCTTTGCTTCAGATTCAGCATCTAACTTTGCTCTTTGTATTGCCTTTGGAATAAAACTAGTTTTAATTGCATTATCATCTTTCTTCCCTCCACCAAAAAGTCCACCCAGAAGACCCAGACCTATAATTCCAAACGCACCTGTGCTTGTTTTCTTTTCTTTTTTTACTTGTTGTTCTTCAAGATCCCTTGTATTTTTCTTTATAAAATTTAAAAAAGTTTTATAATCATTTTTCCTATCAAACTTTAATCTTGATACTTTACCCTTTCCCGACTCTGAAAGTGGTTTTATCTTTTCAGAAATACTTTTTACTGGTGAGGTTGAAAATAGCATTTAATTACCCCATGTAAATCCCAAGATTACTTTTTGATGTGCCTCTTTCCATTGCCATATCACTATTTAATGAACTTAAGAAAGCAACATCTATAATACCAGATTCGGGTTTTGAACTTAGTAAATTATTATTTGCATTGTTATTTGCTCCACTTCCCCTTTTATTACCTGATCCACTCTTATTAATCAAATTTATATTTGATTGTTTATTAGGAGATTGATTAATTTTTAAATATGTTTCATTGAATTCTTTTAGAATTGCTTTATTTGCATCTATCAGATTTTCGTTTGTAAGAGCATCGGATCGAAGATCTTCCACACCAAATTCTTTTTCGTTTTCTTTTGCTTTTATTGCATTTAATAAATCTAAATTAAATTTTAATCTATCTTCACTAGCATCATTAGCAAAACTTCCCGATCTCATTGCTTCAAATTTAAGTTTGGCTAAATCATTATCTCTCATAACTTGATTTAATCTATCCAATCTTTGCTCCTTACTCATACCACTATAACCAGTAAATCCTGTGCCTGGTTGTGTGTCAATACCAAACATACGACGCAACGTTGTTCTTGTAACAACATCTTTAGGATCTTTAGATGCTATTTTTCCTGTCTTTAAATAATTTTTGTCTCTTTTTAAGGCAGCTATGGCACCATCAATTTCATCTGTGGGTTTTCCTTCTTTTATTGCTTTAACTTTCTCTTGTTCTAATGTTACTATATCTTTATTAATTACAGTTATTGTTTTATTAAGTGCTTCCTTATATGCAACATCTGGAGTTTTTGCTAATTTTGGATCATCTTTATTTGGATCTTTTTCTAGTATTCTTTCTGCTCTTAAAGAAACCTGCTCATCAAGTTCTCTTGCCTGTTCTAAATCTCCTGGTTTTGTGAGTCTACCTAGTGCAAAATCTCCAACAATTTCTTCAACAATTGGTCTTAAATTTGCAATATTATCTCGTAGAAATTTAAAAAATTGTCCTGCGTTTTGAACTAGAAAAAATCCTATACCACCAAGTGCTAATCCTGCAAGAGTAACTAATAAAGCTTTACCAAAAATACCTCCAAATATACTCGCACCAATAGTCCCAACTAAAGATCCAAACAATCCACCTGGCCCTAACTTTTTGAACAATCCACCTACAGTCTTAGTCAAGGTGCTAACAATACCAAATGTGCTTACTAAAGAGTCTCTAACTGATTTTAAATTCTTTCTTAGAATTTTTACAGTTTTCTTTGAACCAAAAAATTCAACATAATTCATAGGGAACTTTTGATCCTTATTAAGTCCCTTTGTAATTTGTTGAGTTGACTCCTTTACCCTACCTACACTATTTTTTGCAGCAGTGAATAGTCCCCTACTTATAGGATTTATGGCTTTAGTAGCAATTAAAGGTTTAAGCATTTACATATTTGCTTGTTGTGCTTTTAAATTTTCTTCTTCAATGTATTGATTCAACAGTCCTAAGTAGATATCTCTCTCCCAAGGCATCATATTTTCAATTTCAGTCAAAGAGTATTTATGGTGCTGCATCAAGGCAAAATTTAATTTAAAGTATGACTCAAGATCTATATGAGCCATAACTATCCGAAAAAATTTGTTATACCCTCCAACGTTACATCACTTTCAACTTTTGTTTTCGGGTTAGTTACCTTAACTGTGTGAGATAATTTAGGCATTGTTTCAAAGAAAGTTTCAATCTGTTTGAATTGTTTTGAATCCAGAGTTCCTAACCAGTCATCTAACTCTTTCTTAGTGCAATCAGAAGCAGACCATGATTCATCTTGACTAAAAACCATATCAATACAAGATGTTATCACACTAAAGGAATCATCAACACTAATTTGTTGATTATTACCGATAGAAAAATTATTTTGAACAAATTGATTTAAAGATGGATATTTCATTCTTAAAGTATACACTCCATCTAATTCAATATCACAGTTATGATTTTCATCTTTTTTAACTTGTATCTCATCAATGTAAATTTTAGTCTCAACAGTTGTCTCATTATCATCAGGACAAGTTACAACTACATCTATAGATTCACCCACTGATTTTCCACGTATATTTAAGAAAATATATTCAATATCAAATGTGGGTAATTCATCTACTTTCACACCCCTTGTCATAATACAAGATTTTAAAGTAGATTTAATAGCATTTGTAATTTGTTTTGAATCTTCACTTTCTAATGCAAGAATTAAGATTTTTTCTTCTTTAACAAGAAAGGGTCTATATTTTATTTTTTTCCCCGTCGATGGCAAAACCAATTCATAAGTCGGGGTGGCTATTTGTGGTAAGGGCATAATATTTTATTCAGTATTGTATATAGCAAGGTTTTAGTAACCTCCGTAGTAACCTCCTCCACCACCTTGGTTGCCACCGCCACCTTGGTTTTGTTGTTGGTTATTGTTATTTTGTTGTTGCTGTTGATTGTTTTCTTCCTGTTGTTGCTGCTGTTGATTGTCTTCCTCTTGTTGTTGCTGTTGCTGATTATTTTCCTCTTGTTGCTGTTCCTGTTGTTCCTCGGCAGGATTTATTTCTGTAACTGGATCACCAATAATACTACTACCAGATAAACTGTCTGCGATTGTATCGTATATTATAGCATGTGGTGCACTGACATGTTCCGCACCAACCATCTTCACACCCATATGTTCATGATATGGCCCATAATATGGTTTACCACTTATGTATCCCACTGGTGATGTTGGATTTGGATCACTAGCAGTAGGTGTTATTTCACTTCCAATTCTTCTTGGTCTGAGAGGATTCACTTGAGTCAATTGATTAGTAGTTGAAAGTTTTTCTCTGACTGATTGTTGTGCATTACCATGTTTCTCAATTGTATGTCTTAAGTAACTAAACACAACTGTCACCTGTAAAATACTACTACCATCATAAGACATTGGAACAGCATTAAGATCAACAGGAAAAGTATCAATAAAACGATAAGTTAATAGTGGCATATTTTTAAATGTATTATTCTTATCATTTGGATTTTGTAGAAAGTCTCTTTCAAATTTTGTGATTGATATCATCCTACGATAATCATCTGGATATCTAAATCTTGAATATGTATTTCTTTCTTGATACGCATTTAATTGACTTGCCTCAGATCCATCATACCTACCATTTGATTCATTATATACTGGATTGATATAATTCATCCACTCTTCAAACATACGTAATACATTATAATCATTATCAATATAAAATGTTAAATCAAATTGATTATATATTCTTCTTGATGCAAACCTTTCTATCATTCCTTGACGGCTTCCCATCTCCTCTGAAACATCGAAAGATGCACCAGGTAAAGATGCCTGAGAACATAAGAAATCATATTTTTCACTTGTTGAAGTTACATCATTAAACAATCCACAATTAGTTAAGTATTCAAACAGTCCTAAATTATTTCCAATACTGCTTCTACGCACAAGATCTAACGATACCTTGAACTGACTTGATATCGCAAGTTTTGAAAATATCGGACTTGCGTTAGGTATACTTAAGTGTAAATCTTCTGATCTTATTTCCATCTAAATAGTTTTTAAATTGATCCTGATAATATATGTATGTCATATAAAGGAAAATATTACCCAAGATACCCGAAAAAGTATAAAGGAAATCCCCAAAATATTATTTATAGGTCTTTGTGGGAAAGAAAATTTATGAACTACTGTGATTTGAATGAAACAATTAGTGAATGGCAGTCAGAAGAATTTTGGATTCCTTATCGCTCTCCGATTGATAATCGTATTCATCGTTACTTTCCAGACTTCTTTGTAAAGTATATTGATAAAAAAGGAAACAAAAGAACTATGGTTGTTGAAGTCAAACCAAAGAAAGAAACAAAGATGCCAAACGTGAATCCCAAGAAAAGAACAAAGGCATGGGCTCAATCAGTGCAAACATACGCAGTCAATCAAGCAAAATGGAAAGCAGCACGAGAGTTCTGTGCTGATCGTAACTTTGAATTCAAAATAATGACTGAAGATAATCTAGGTATCAAATGACTATTGGAGAAGATATAAGAGAAAGAGCACGAGGTGTTGCTAATACAGGGCCAGATTGGTACGCAAATGAATTGTATGCTGAACTTTCTAATGTTGCAGAGACTCGTTTTCCTGAAATTGGAGAACTTTGTTTCTTCTCATACACTGCTCAGTTTCCAGATAAGTATCCATACTATGATCGTAGGCCACTTGTATACGTGATGGATTTTCAAGAAGATAAACTACTCGGAGGTAACTTACATTACCTAAATCCAGACTACCGTGATGGAATTGCAAAAAGTCTCATAAATAAAGTAGGTGCCATATTACCAAAGAAGACATTACATCGATATTTTTTTAGTAACATCGGAGACATTTTTATTATTCCACCTGACCCCGAAGAGTATGCGAGTGTCGCACAATTAGTAACTGAGAATTTTTCTAATAAATATGGGCAGAAGGTATCACCACAAAAGGCTTGGGATTCAATTTAAATGGCACATTTAGGTACATACATCATAGGTGGAATTACATACGATAGGCATACTGGTAGAGCAGTTGCGGGTACAGATACCGTTGATACTGAATTTTCAGAAGAGTTTAAAAACTATTACAATACAGTTAATCTCGAAAATTATAAGGAACTTTCTAATTACGATTTTGATGGTGCTGGTGACGATAGAGCCCAATATTTTATGAATGCCAATGGTGAACAAATACTTACATATGGTCAATTTGCAACAACACCCATACCAGGCATAACAGATGGTGGCCCTACTGAAGCAGATGTAAACGAAAATCCAAACCAAATACGTACTCAACCTTTTTATGATTTTTCTAAACCAAATCAAGAAAATGGAGCATCATTTACTCAAGAGGGAAAAGATTTTTACACAAGTCGTAAAAAATGGTTCGAAGACATTAAAGAAAAGGGTTTATCTCAAACTGAAAAACCTTACAAAGAATGGCAAACAGAAACTTTAGTTGCAATAGAAAAAGAACTTGTAGAAGTGACGAAAGAACATTATGAAAAAATGAAAAAAACAAATAGTTCGCAAGTCAAACCACAAAATATAATGATTAAAGAAGAACTTGAAGAAGAAAGTAGTGAAGGTGGGAATGGTGGTGGTGACAAAGAAGCTAACATATATGATTTGCAATCAGAGTTAAAGAAACTACAAAAAACTGATAGCATACTACAAAGATTAAGTTTAAGAAATCTTAAGTACCCAATAGATGCAGACTATGGAAACACTCAAGATTATGTACAAATAGATCAATTCACATATCAGGCAGTAAGTCCATCAATAGTTTTTCCACAAAAATTAAGTAAAGAAGAAGGTGCTTTTGATGCAGGAAAAAGGGTAGCTTCAGACACTTTTTTTAAAGGATTAGATAGAGGATCTCCAAAAAATATTACCATAGGAAACGTAAGACTTCCAATGCCGAATCAATTGAATGACTCAAATAACGTTGCGTGGGGTGAGGATCAATTGAATGCACTTACCGCAGCTGCAGCAACTTTAGGTGCGGGTGGACTTCAGCAAGGAATTGATTTTTTTGATGATATTAGAACAGGTAAAGTTAAAGGATTGGATATTCTTGGAAAAATATTAGATGGTCTTGGAGATTCAGGTAAAGGTTTGGTTGGATTTTTAGAAAGAGCAAAAACCGAAAAAAATACAAATCTCATGGCAAGAAGTGTAGTTGGATCCTCACTTTTAAATTTAGCTGGATTTGGTTTATCTCCAGAAGCAATTCTTGCAAGAGGTGCAGGTGTAATACCAAATGCCAACTTAGAATTATTATTTAACGCACCAGCATTAAGAGCATTCAGATTTGATTGGAAGATGAGTCCTCGTAGTCAAGAAGAAGCAATTCGTATCAATAATATTATTCGATTTTTCAAACAAGGTATGGCTGCAAAGAAAATGAGTCTAAATGGAGTGCCAGATAGTTATTTCTTAGGTACTCCAAACATATTTGATATTTCATTTAAAACATCGAAAACAAATACAGAGATAACAAATACAAATCATTCCGTGTTAAGAATCAAAACATGTGCATGTGTTGGTGCTGCAGTTAATTATACACCACAAGGAATGTGGAATGCATATGAGAAGGGTCAACCAACATCATGTATTTTATCATTACAATTTAAAGAACTCGAACCAATTTACAATACAGATTATGAGGAAGATCCATTTGAATATGATAATATGATAGGTGCAGTTCCAACAGACGCAGTA